CCCCGGTGCCCCACAGGGGCCGGAAGTCGATCTGATCTGTCTTAGTCGCGAACCCGACCGGCCGGATCTTCTGCGTCCCGGTCGGCACGGTCTGTGTCAATCCGCCGGCCACGGTCGGCGAGACGTAGACCAGTTTTCCCACGGTCCATGACCAACCGGTCTTCTCAGCCCGGCCCTGGGCGAGAGCGTTGCCGACGGTGTCTTCGACCGTGGCTGCGTCCGCGCAGAGGTAAAGGACGCCAGCGACGGTCGTTTCGGCGTTTGCCTGCGCCCGGTAGAGTTTACCGTCGGCCGCCTGGTAGAAGACCAGGCCGAACGCATCCGCGACGGTCTCGCCGAACGTCTGCTGGAGGATGCCTCCCTTCTTGTGGATTTCTCCTGATACTCGGTTTACCATTGCTGTTGTTTCCTCCTTTTTTCAGATGTCGATGGTCGAATGGTGGAACGTCCCGCCGCCCCCATGTGTGCGCTTGACCTGGAGCGATCCCCGCTCGGTGCCGTCCGGCAGAACGATCAGGTCCTCGTCGAAGACCGGGACCGCAACGGTGATCCGAGCGGTCGAGGTCCGTTCAACCCCGTTCACGAAGACCCGGCGCGGCTTGTAGGAGATCCGGGCCGGATAGGTAGCGGCAGCCGCATACTCCGGATCGCCGGTGTAGGTGGTGCCGGTCCGCGCCTTGATCTGCACCTCCTGGTTCAGAAGGCCCGCGAGGCTCATCCGAACCCCCCCAGGAGCTTCATGACTACTGCGACCACGCCCCCGGCGACGGCTCCCGACCCTCCTCCGGTCGCCGCCATCAGGCCGAGGGTCCGGTTGCTCTGCGCTTCCAGAACGCGGAGCCGGTCTTCGTGATCGTTTGAGGCCTCGGCGATCGTGTCTACCTTGGCGTAGACCATGAGGAGGATCTCCCGGTCAGAGAGCGCACCGAGGCCGGCATCGTTCGGCAGGCTCACAGGCCATCCCTCCTCACGCGCACGACGGGGTTCTGGTCAAGATGCAGGTCAGAAAGCCCGGAGACGTCCGCGTGCTGGACGCCTGCGAGCGCTGCCGGGCCGATGGCGAGTGCGTCGCGGCACCGGTCGAGTTGCTGCCGGTATAACACGTACCACCGGGACGAGGTTGCTGCCGGCCCGGCGACGGTATAACTGTAGTCGTCGATCTTCTCGCCGGAGAACCCGATCTGGTCCTCCCCGCCAGCGAGGTAGTGGGCCATGAGGTAGGCGAGCGCCCGTTCAGCGCCGGTCTTACTGCACCCCGGATCGTCGCCCTTGAACTCGTCGAGCGCGTAGGGGTAGAGCAGGTCGAACTGTGCCGATGTCGGCGTGTAGGGGGTCAGGACCGGGAGCAGAGCAAGAACGTTACCGCTCGTCGGCATGGGGATCCTCCTCGAAGAGCCGGTCGGTGATCACCGTGAGCCCGGTAGGATATGGGAGCCCGGTTGCACCCTCGAACGCCTGCACCATTGCAGGGTAGTGAGGGTCGATCACGGGCTGCACCCGTTCCACCTCCGGATGTTCTGTTCCTCCTCCGGCGAGAGGTCGAGGTATTCCGGGTGCTCGGCGACGGCGGCGAGGATATCGCGGAGGTGCTCTTTGCACCGTGCCCGGTAGTAGATGTCTTCGTTGAGGAGGGTGAGCGTGATGTCGGTCGCCTGCCGCATGAGATGTTGCTTCCTCGCAGCGTCGTTGTCGGTGTGGTGTTCCGCGATCGATTCTTTCATGACACGGTTGAGCAGCGCGAGGAGTTGGTCGTCGTACTGGAAGACGGCATCCGGGTTCTTCTTTGCCTCACGATACGCTGCCTTAGACCCGGCGCACCGGTACTTCAGGAACCCCTGCCACGCCTGGTCGAGGAACTTCTCAAGGATCGTGTTCTTGATCGTCTTCTGAAAGAACATCCCGAGCCCGCCGGCGTAACAATTATGCGCGAACCCGGTCCGCGGCCCGTTGTGGAGTGCCTGAGCTGATTGAGGGTCACGGGCGATCATCGCCCGCTTCTCATCGGGACTCATGAATCGGGATGCGAACGATTCGGACATGGTCAGCCCTCGTAGTAGTTCGGTTCCCGGATCAGGCGGCCAGCGACGACAGTGTTCCCTGCACCGGTGCCGATGTTCGTGACCCTAACCAGGTACTTCTTCGTCCGGTCGAGGTAGATCTCCGGTAGCGTGCCGTGTGCCGCGCCCCCTGCTCCGACATCGCCCATCGTACCCTGGTAGAGGATGTCGACCGGGAGCGCGGCGGTCACGTAGGCGACCGGGGCTGCGAGCGTGCCAGCAGCCGAGACCGACGGCGTGTAGTAGACAGCGGGCACACTGTTCATCGACGGGTCGCCGTTCCGGTTCAGGTTGTAGGCGATGAGTTCCGTGCCGACGGCGGAGACGGTCGGCGACTCGTAGATCCCGACGGAACAGTCGACGCCGGTGTCGATCTCCAGGCCGAGCCGGACCACGGTCGCGGCGTCGTTCGCGCTCGGATCGAGCAGGATATCGACTGCAGCTGCAGGGGCGACGGCAGTGAACCGGTGAGCGAACCGGAACGCCCGCCCCTGCCGCACGGCGTGGAGCACGTCGCTCCCGACGATGTGTCGCCCTTCGTCATCGATGATGCCAGCAACCCCGTAGCGGTTGCACGGTGCGAAGGCCATAGTGCCTCCGAAAAGGAGAGATTAGCTCTCCGTCATGTAGCCGCGCATCACGCCGAGGTTCTTGCCACCGGTCTGCTGGATGTTCGAGAACGGCGAACGCCAGATGTCGTACTGGTAGACCTGAGCGCCGAGCTCCGGGTCGTCGTACTGCCGCGCCTTGATCTTCGAGATCACGGTCACGACGCCGGGCGTCGCGTTGCAGACACCGAAGACGAACCGGTTGCCGCTCGTGTCATCGAGTTTGTCGACGTCGGTGCTGATGAACACCGGGATGTTGAGCGTCGGATGGATAGATACCGCCCCGCGCCATTCGGCGAGGTTGGCGATCGCGACCTTGTCCCCGACCGCATCGACGTAATACGCACCCGCGAGCGTCCCCATCACGAGCGCGGTCGGCTGATGAACGCCCATCGCTGCAGCCATCTTGCCGACGGCGAGCGTGGGCTTGGCCGACGTCCAGTTACCGAGATCGCCGCCGGTCCCGTAGACCTGCGGGGTCGTGTTGAGTCTCTCGGCGATGAGTTTGTTCAGGTTCGCCGCCAGGGCGCCGGCTGCAGCCTGCTGCTGCAGGCTCATGGGGTTCCCGACATCACTCTCGATCTCCGCCTCATCCGAAACGTACAGGACCACGCGGTCCTTGAGCACCTCGATGTCGAACCCGGACGGTTTACCGCCCCCGCCGACCGCGTGCTCGAACTCGTCGAGCTGCGACTGGACCGGGACAGGGCCGAGGAGGGGGATCGTGCCCTTGAGTTTCGCGTAGGTCATCGTCGGCCCGATAGCGGGCGACGCAAGCTGTGTGCGTTCGAGCGCTGCCTGGATCACCGGGAGGATCAGGCGTTTCTGCGTCCAGTTCCCTTCGATCTGGACCTTACCGAGTATTCCTGTGTTTCCCATATCAGAACCCTCCGAGGTCGACGACACCTACGGTGCCGTCTGCGCCGCCGACGGTCATCCGACCAAGCGGCTTGATCCAGTTGCCGGACGGGTCGGTGTTGCACACCTTGACTTTCCCCCCGCTGCCCGTCACGACCGCACCGGTGTAACAGTTCCCGGAACAGTCAACTGCGACTTCGCCCTTCGTGACGACGCGGCCGGTCTTGCCGTTCGCCACGGCCTCGATCGCGACCGCGAACGGCCCGACACCGTCTTTAGCACAGGCCGCTGCGGTAGATGGTGCGGCCGGGGTGATCGTGACAACGGCGCCCTTTGCGATATCTGCGCTTGCTGTGACTCTCTGCACCCGGGCGCCGGGGAAGAACTCTCCTGCTTCGTATGCCATGTCTTTCTCACCTCACACAAACTGGATCCCGGTCGCCTTCGCGACCTCTGCGGCCATGTTTGCAAACTTCTGTTCCTCGGTGCTTTCCGCGTCTCCGGATCCTCCGGTCACGCCAGCACCCTCGGCCTGCTGCTCCTGCGGCTGCGTGTTCTTGAACGCGACCACCTTCAGCGCAAATGCGCCAGGGTCGGCCTCGAACTCCTTGCGGGTCGAGCCCTCCTTCTCGCCGAGCCAGCCCTCCGGAAGGTTTGCCTTCATGGCGTTCCACTTGGCGTCCTTCTCGGCGGTTGCCTTCTCGGCCTTGAGGGTCTCAAGTTCCTGCTTGAGGTTCGCGAGTTCTGCGGTCTGTGCTTTCGCTGTTTCGAGTTCCTTCTTCAGGTTCTCGAACTCGGTCAGGTTGACGTGCTGTACGGGTGCCGGCTCGCGCCGGGTGAGCGCGTCGGCAATCGTCTTGAGCAGTCCCTTGGTTTCGTCGTCAGGCATGTCTGGTTCCTGTAGATTGTGGAACATTGCTCCACTGTCGTTCGGATAGCAGTTCGGGCACGCTCCGCGGTCGAACACGAGGATGTGGTTCGGGGTCACCGGACCGGCGATCCTGGTTGCACCGGGTAGCCGGGGGTCCGGGGCCTCCGGAGAAGCAAGGCCGGTCGAGAGCGAGAGTTCGCCCGCGTTGGCCTTCGCGGCAATCGTCGGGTCCGAGAACGTGATCGCACCCTTGAGCGCTCGCTCGCCCGTCTCCGTCAGGTGGGCGACCGATACGTCGCCGACCTTGCGGAACTTCGCGGGAAGGGTGCTGGCAACCACGTCCTCGAACCGGGGATGCTCTACGGGCTCCCCCGGCCTCGTCTCAACGTAGATCACTGGGACAGTGTTCCAACGGTCTACGGTCGGCGCGAAGTGCTTCGAGTCGTAGAACACGTATCTCCCGTTGTTCCGGTGGTACACGTCGAGGCGTTGGAGCGTGACGTCGTGGAGGTTAGCAAAAGCGTTCGTGTGGGGAGTGTCTCCACGAGTCATACAATATGCTTGGCAGGCATACCCTATATAAAAAATTGTGGCCCTTTTTTGGGCATTCTACGCATTATACGGCGCTGTTTTCTGAATTGTCCCTCTCAATCGCGCGTAAATCGATCTGCTTTTCGAGGTGGGTAATGAACCCGGTGACCCCTCGCGGACCGTGGAACCGGGATTCGAGGCCATACCGGTTTATATATTGTTTCAGGCGTGTGAGGAGGACCTCTTCTTCGTCGATAACGGCGGCGTTCTTGAGGCGGCGCTGGTAGTTCCGGATCGTGTGCCGGGTGACGTCAGTGTCGGTAAACTCCGGGAGTTTCAGGATGTCGGCCGGGAACAGGTCGAGGTTTTCCTGAATGATCTGGATCTGGCGATCGGTGAGCGCTGGCGGGCGGGTCATGCTTCGAGTTCCTCTGGTGTTAGGGTGATGCTGTCGGATTCTTCCACGGCGGCACCTTCTTCCTCGACGCGGTAGTCGGCGTCGATGAGGGTGCACCGGCAGTTCGGTTCGCCGAGCCAGGGGGCCTTATCGATCGGGTAGATCTTACCGTCCCTCGCCAGGTGATCGGGCCGGGCCTTGCCGTCGTCGACGGCGATGTACTCGAGATAGTGGACCCCGGTCTTCAGGTAGGTCGCGACCCGGGCGTCGGTACGGATCTTCTGCGCTTCAGTCCGGGCGGCGGTGCTCGCATTGTGCTCCGTGCCGTCGAAGTAGCCCCGGAGCTCGCGGGCGATCTGGTGCGGATGCATGCCGTCGCGCTGCCCGTCGCTGATGATGCGGAGGATCTCATTCTGGTCGCGCGTGGCCATGTCAGCGAGCCACGGCTTGAACGTGCGGCGGGTGGTGACGGAGGCGCGACCGTCGCCGAGGTCTTTGACGACGCGCTCGATGATATCGGTCCCGCCCTTCGCGACCTGCGCCCGGTAGGCGGCGACCTGCTCCTTCGTGATACCCTCGACGATCTGGCGGGTGAACTTGTCGGCGACCATGCGCCGGAGTTCGCCGAGCGTGGACTGCACGGCGACCGGGACGAGGGTCTCGGCCTCCTCGATGAGAGCGGCAGCGATTGCCTCCTGCCGGTCCGCGAGGACCTCTTCGATGAGTTTCCGCTGCTCGTCGGTCGGCATGTCAGCACTCTATCTCGTCGAGCACGCTCCAATCGAGGCAGGAAGCGTATTTGTGGACACTGTACATGAGTGCATCGCGGAATGCGTAGAACGCCGGGGATAGCCATACCCGGACCGTGACGAGAACCGGAGAACATCCGGGTTCTTTTACGAAGATCTTCTCGCCATCAACCCAGTCGAGAAGGGGGTCTTTGGGGGGCATCATTCACCCCCGATCCGAGTTTCGTCGATCTTGTGGTCCCCGCACCAGTCCGTTTCGAACACTGCAGGCCACCCGTTTAACGTCGGGGCACGGCGTCGACATCTCCCGATGTTGCGCGGCCCTTTTGGGACGAAATACATGCAGGTTTTGCACCGCATCCCCGCGGACCGGTGCTCCCAGTTGTCTTCCATATCATTCACCTCCCATCTCCAGGATCTTCTCAATCGCCCGGAGGCTCGCGAGGTTGGCGGCGGCGATCTTGCGCTCAGCGGCAGAGATCGGGCGGCCTTCCTTCCGGCTGAACCCGGCGAGGTTCTCGAAGAGCGCCGGCGCCGCCGCGTAGGTCGCGTCGAGTTCCGCCCGGACCTCGTCGGTGAGTTCACCCAGATCAAGTTCAGAGAGGTTGCGCCGAATGTCCTCCCGCGTCAGGGCCCTGCCCTCTATGCCGACCCGGAGTTGTTCGACGATGACCGTGGACCGGTCGAGTTCCGGGCGCTTGAGCTGGATGCGGACATTCAGGTCGTCGTAGCCGTTCGCCGTCAGGACCGGTTGCAGGAACGCCTCGTACTGTTCTTCTATCCATGCCTGCGTGCCACCGATGAAGTTGTTCCAGACCCGCATGGCGCCGCTATCCGAGGCCCCGATCACAGTGCCGGCGCCCGACCGGAGGACGGTTGTCGGGTTGAAGTAGAACTCCAGCCAGGAGACGAGGAGTTTGAGCCGGTCGGCGGCTGTCTGGCTCTCCCGGATCTTGACGTCCGGGAACGCCACGCCGGGCGGGATGACGAACCCGGTGTCCTTGCCCCAGGTGCGGACGAAGTTGTCGCCCCAGGTCTTGAGGTCTGCCGTGATCGTCTCGGTGATCTGGGGGAAGATGAGCGGGGCGCCGACCCGGTGCACCTGCTGGTCGGCGGCTTTGTTGGCGTGGTCGATGGCGCCGATGATATGATACGCCGGGAGACAGTAGGCCCGGCCGGCGGGGAACGGGGTGCTCGGGTCGCGGATGATCGTGAAGTTCTTGAGCTCGTGCAGGGCGAGCGTGTCGTCGAGGGTCTGGAAGACCCTAACTCGCTTCTCCTTCACGTCCCAGACGACCCCCGGCATCAGCGGGTTCGGGGGGGCCTGGAACATACCGAGGTCCCGCGGCGGCTGTCGGAAGGAGATCGCCGGCAGATCCCGGATCTCGTCGATCTCGTATCGCCCGTTCCTGAAGACATACCCGGCGCTTTTGACGCTGCAGCCGTGGCTCATGGTGTCGATCCACGACGCCTTCATGCTCGGGTAGATCCCGACGCTCTCGGCGGTCCGGGCGATCCATCGCGAGAGGTCGTCGACGCGCTCCAGGTCGCGGTCCTCGACGTAGATGTCCGGCGCCCCGGGAAAGACCTGCGGGAGGAGGTTGACGATCTGCGTAGCGAGGTGGATGTTCTGCTCGAAGTAGTTCCGGGCCGTCTCCGGCGTGATCTTCGGAGCGGTGTAGGCGTTCTCGCTCGACTGGAACGAGACCTCGCCTTCTGCCTTGGTGCCGCGCGTAACGCGGGTTTCTTTCGGGGTTAGTTCTGGTTCTTCTGCCATGTTAGCCTCCTATAATGCAGACGGCGACGGCGAACGCGAAGAGCACGCCGAACGCCAGCGATAGCCAGCCGGCGAGACTCATCGGGCGCCTCCGAACGAGAGCCACTCGGGCGGGATGGTGACGTGCCCCGGCCCTGATGCGAGTTCAGTGATCGCCCATACGAGCGCGTCCATGCGGTCCGGAGATTCATCGCCGGGGAGCCACTCGCACATCTGGTCTTCGAGCTCCGGGAACGCGCCGACGTGGTGCACCTCCCCCTTCTCGTAGAGGGCGGCGACGGGCTCGGCCCGGATGTACTTGCCCCGGCTGGCAGTCACCTTCTTGAACGGGAGGTTCTTGCTGACGGTGCGGAGGTTGACCTCGACGAGATCCCCGCCGTTGTTCGTCTCCCCGACCACGCGATCCGCACCGTGCTTGTCGACGGCCCAGGCCACCTGCCGCGCCCAGTCGAGCGGGGTGCCCCGGACGGAGTAGTCCCCGAGCACGTAGAGGTGGCCGGCGGCGTCCTTGCCGACGACGACGATCCCGGTCTCGTCGCTTGTCTCGCTCCCGGTGACGGCGGGGTCCACGCCGACGACGATCCGGGCGAGGGGGGGTGGAGCGCCGATGTGCCGGTGCTCGTCGATCATGCTCCGCTTCCAGAGCGCGCCCTCCGGGTCGTCGAGCCA